CTGAGATAGCCCTTGGTATTCGGCCCTTCCCTGCACTGTCTCTAAAGCCTGTTGGCGCGAGATACATCTGGACATTAAATAGTCTATGGCGTTATTGATCACCGTGACTTGGTCTCCACCATCTCCACCTTCTGTGGAATAATTTATTTTGTCGCCTGTAGGCTGTCCACCAAGCCCTTGACCGTCACGCTGCGCTACGGTGGTCACTTCCTGCCCCGGTCCCGGAGGAAGAATTTCGGGCCCACCTTCCCCGCCAACAGTAGGTCCAGGGGGCCTGCCGCCGCCAGGAGGGGGCTCTCCCGAGTTGCCTGTGCGCGGACCTCCTCCTAATTCGGGCACGAGACGATGCCCTGAGTGCTTCATTGCACCTGCAAACGCTACCAGGTCGGAATAACTGACCTTCCCGTCACCATCAAAATCGAAGTCTTCGTTGAAGCCCTCATCGCCCTTGCTTTTGTCGTAGGAATTAATGAGAGCGTACTGCATCTTGTCGGCGTTTCCATAGTCTTCCAACAGCGAGTTCATAGCCTGGATTGCCGTGTCTGTGTTCGCCTGCCGGGTGCCGACATCATCACCCTCATCAGTCCCATCGTCGGTGCCATCATCGGTGCCATCGTCGTCCGTGTCGCCGATCCCGTCCTCTTTGATGTATTGCTCCATAGCTGAGAGGAGTTCTTTTGCATGTGCCGTTGGTGCGCTGGCGACAGCAGCATTCCACTCTGCCCTGGTCATATTCTCCATTTTGTCCTTGAAGATAGGGGCAAGGTGGTCCTGGTCAGCCAGAGTGATGTAGTTTTCGTCGGAATCTTTGATGTCCCAGAGATCAGAGAAGAAGTTGTTGGTGTCCCTGTCCATCGTGAATGTCCAGGTGGTGTCTCCGCTGTTGTCTTCGCCCACTCCAAAAAGGCCGTAAAGTTCGTTGGCGTAATACCCTTTCTTGCTTTCCTCAACCCTCGTTGCGATTTCCGGGTTCGCCTTGAAATATGCATTCTCTGGGTCTTTTTTGTAGAGGAAGCCTTCGTACCACTCCTTCTCGAACTGCGTCTTGGATCCCAATACCCATTCTTGTATCTGTTCCGGGGTAGCATTCTCCATAGCAAACTGTATCCGTGAGTCATACTTCCCGTCACCGTCTTTGAAGATGTTGATCGGGTTCCCTGCGTCATCCACAATGCCAAGGTTGTTCCCCAGGCTTTCCCCAAGGAGGTCGTGGTCGCCCCAATCGGCCTCTTGTTGTGGCAGTTTCGAGAAAGCATATCCAGCCAAAAGCCACCACGCGGGGACTTCACCCCCACCGGGAAGTTTTAAACCACCACCCGGTGCGCCACCGAACAGACCACTGACCTTGTCCCAGCTGTCGATGCCCTTCAGAGCCAGGCCGATGGCTTCGACCATCATCTTGTAGTCGTTGTCTCTCTCCAGCCTGTCGTAGTGGTCCTTCTCGAGGTCGAGCCCCTGCTGTTTCAGTCCATCCGGTCCGTATTCGGCATCGGTGATGCGCTCGTCCCTACTCATACCCCTGCCGGCAAGGGTTTCTTCTGTCCCTGCCTCTTTGAGCGCAGCGTTGTAGTCGTTTGAATCGATGACTCCGTCACCGTCGAGGTCGAGTTTGGCGTCGTAGTTGTCATCACCAGCCTTGGATCCGATGGCGGGGTCATACGCCTCGCGTACCGCTTCTGGAGAGTTGCCGACATACCCAAGCTCGTCGATCATCGCCAGTTCTTTCTCCAGCGTCTCCACGGTCTTGCCTGTTACAGGGTCTGTGAAGTCGCCTGTGACCTTGGCCCTGTCGATGGCGTTCTTGAGGTCAGATGCATCTCCTACCATGGTGTTCACTGGCTGTAGGGCGGCCGTGAGGTCAGCTGTGGTGATCACTCCGTCACCATCCAGATCGAGGGCCGCGTCCCAATCCGGGTCTTCTGTGGTATTCCCCATTGCTTCGTCGTATACAGCGTTGACTTCGGCTGGATCTCCTCCCAGAGCGATTTTGCCTGTCCTGTCGGAGATGTCCATCTGCCTGCCGTGGACGAATTTCCTGGTGATGTCTCCCTGCGTGAACTCCATGTTCTCGCGGGTCATCGTCTTCTGGCCTGTGGGGTTACCCTCTGCGTCTACGCTGTCGTCCATATAGCCAGTGATGTTCGCCTCGTCAAAGTCTTCCTTGCGCCTGCCGGCACGAGCGTCTTCCTGTAATCCAGCCTCTCGCAGACCGTAGTCCCTCTGATCGGCATCGAATCCAGCCGCCTGGTCCCGCACTCGAGCCTTGTCGTCCGAATACCTCCGGGCGGCATCGATCGAGATATCTGTCTCGATTCCCGCGTAATCTTCAGAAATCTTCCGTCCCAATTTGCTTTGGCCGCCACGTATCGCATCTCCGTGGTAGGCCCCTCTGCCAATGGAGTCCAACTCGATCATGTCCAGGTAGTCGTTGATCGGCGTATTATACCTCTCCTGCGCCCGTTTAGAAATCTTGGCCTGGTCATCCTCTGACAAGCCATAGTTCCCTGAAGACATATCGTCCAGGAGACCTTCGCCCACCTTGTCGCCAAGAGTTGTGGTGACCGCGTCTTCGCCTTCGCCTTTGGTGAATTCAGGAGAGCCGCCGATCTCCAGAGGCGTATCGGACGGGCCTTCTTCCCCTGCGGCCAAGACAGGGTTGCGCGGAGTCTCCTTCTTGCGCTTCCAGGTTCCGGTGACAGGATCGGGCTCAAATGTGGTAGAGGCCATTGGGACTCTCTCTATTCAGGTGGTATTAGAGGCTCGGAATCGTCGATTCTACGGAGTCAACTTTTGCTTTTCGCATATAGGCTTTATACTTGTTCTTCAGCATCTGCTTCAGCATGTCCTTGATTTCCTCTGCCGTTGCGGGTCTGCGGAAATCACGTTCCTCTCCGTATGCGGCCGCCAGTTTCTGCATCTGATCGTTGGAAAGGCCGAACAACTCCTTCATAATCTGTCCGTCTGTCGCTTCGTCCAGATGCACCCTGCCCGTATCGGCTTGGAGCATCGTCACGGACAACCCCACAAAAATTACAACCATCAATACCCGTTTCATCGCGGTTCTCCTTTTAATTAGACATCCATGTCCAACTTACGTGGACAGTCTCTCCTGTTCTGTTCTCAAACTGCACCTTTGAAGCATCGCACCCGCCAACATTAAAAGTCGCGTCAGAGCCAGCCGTTCCAGTCAATGCCAACGTAGTAACTGCAAAGGTGTAGCCATCTCCACCCTGCGATACTAGCGTGACCGATTCGGCGGCACCATTTATAAATCTCCCGGCGATAATAGCAAACGACACCTTATCGCCATCCGAGGCTCTGTCGATGTTAATGAATAGAACTCCAACTGTGCGATTGGTATAAATATCAACCGCAGCGTCATCGGCAAGATTCACATACCTGCCACCATTTATGCCATTTCCCACCGTCGATGCGCTGGACCCCGGCCCTGTCAGCACAAGCCCACGTTCTGCTATGGCATTGCCCTGAGTGGTGTCGGTGATGTGGATGCGGCCAAGAGTGGGTGCGGCACCTACGCCGAGGTCCGCACCGAACACGGCATCTTTTACCACTCCAAGTCCACCAGCAGTCTTTAGCGAAGCTTCGGTAGTGCTTGTGGCATCCGTTGCATCAGACGTAGATAGCACTCCAGTTGCAGATGCTGCCCCCGTCACCGTCATCGCACCAGAAGCCAGAGTCCCGGTCGTTGTCAACGCTTCATCGCCAAAGGAGATCGCACCAGTGACTGATGTCACACTCCCCGTTCCAATAGCCAGATCCGATGCCGCTGTGAATGTCGTAGTCGCTGTTGCAGCACCCGTCACCGTAAGCGCACCGGATGCTAGAGTCCCAGTGGTACTCAGGTTCTCCGCGCCGAAGGAGATGGCCGCACCGTCTGAGGTGATGCTCCCATCCGCAAGAGTTAGATCCCCCATCTTCGATCCGGTGATACCGGTGAGTATCCCTCCGGTTACGGCAAGGGTATTCGAGGAGTGCGTTACAACAACATCTCCAGCTTCGAAGTTTATAACGCCGCCCGTGTTCAGAAACAGATCCGAGAACTCGGTGCCTGAAGCCCCAAGCGCACCACCATCATCAGCATTGGGTAGAATAGCACCGGTAACCGTCAGCACACCCGAAGCCAGGGTCCCCGAGGTACTGAGGTTCTCTACGCCGAATGATATGGCTACGGAGGAAGATGTGATAGAACCATCAGCCAGGGTCAGATCCCCGACCGTAGTAAGGCTAGGAAATCCCGTGGTGCTCGTCGAGGAGAGCGTGGTAAAGGCTCCGGTAGAAGCTGAGGCAGAACCTACTGTGGTGCCATCGATCGAACCACCGTTAATGTCTGCAGTCGCTACTGATCCAAGATCCGTCACCGTGGGAGCCGATGTAGCTCCAATCGTTACCCCGTCAATGGTTCCACCGTTAATGTCAGCGGTGGTAACGGTACCCAGGTTCGTAACGGTGGGTGCTACTGTCGCTCCGATTGTTACACCATCTAAAGTCCCACCATTTATATCCGCTGTGGTTACGGTACTCAGGTCAGCCCAGGTACCCGTAATCGTTACTGCGTTAGCCAGGGTCCAGGCTGAAGGGTTAATGGTTAAGGCATCTCCCGTGGCATTACCAACGATCGTGTTGCCCGTGGATGTCAGATCCGTAAAGGTACCCGCTGCTGCCGTATTCGATCCTATGATACCGTCAAGATCCGTTGCCGATACATCACCCGCGATTGTAAGAGTACCTGAACTGTGGGTCACAGTTAGATTCGAAGCCCCAAAGTCCAGTACCGCGCCCGAAGTGAAGAACATATCGTCCCCCACGTAGGCATCTTTAAACCAGGCAATCCCACCGGCTGTCTTTAAGGAAGCCGCTGTGGTTGTAGTGGCTTCAGTTGTGTCCGAGGTTGACAGAATCCCAGTAAAGGAACCCGCGCCAGTGATCGTCATCGCACCGCTTGCGAGGGTGCCCGTGGTGGTCAGGTTCTCTGCTCCGAAACTGATAGCCGCCCCAGCAGAGGTTATCGACCCATCAGCAAGGGTCAGGTCGCCCATCTTCGATCCGGTAATGCCTGTCAGTATCCCACCTGTAACCGCTAATTGGTTCGCGGAATGCGTGAGAACCACATCGCCGTCGAAGAAGTCAATGATAGATCCCGTGGTCTTCAGCTTCAAATCGTCGCCCACTATGACGTCGCCACCGTTAATCTTGATGGAGAATGTCCCTCCTGCTACCACTCCAAGCGTGTCTTCGGATACCCTGTAGGCGCCTGTGTTTGGGTCGGCGAAGAAGGAAATCCCGGGCAGTGCGGCTGTGCCATTGGGAAACCAGGAGCGGCCCGTGACTCTCAAGGAGTCGAATTTCCCCAATCCATTGACCAGCATACTGTCACCATCGGCTATCGTGAACGTAGACCCGCCACCCAGGAAGTTGTTGATGATGTAGTTTGTCCATTGGGTGAAGGAGTTGTTCAGATCGTCCTTCGTGAGCACCTCTTTCCCGAATGTTTTATAGACTGTGGGCTGCGTGACCGCCAAAGCCTGTATCGGCAAAAGGGCAAGCAGGGCTATGAGTAGGAAGCGTTTCATGGCGTTATTCCTTTACGATAAACCGTGAAGGGTCGTAGGACGCAGTGGCCAGAAGGGGCACACCATATACCTCTATTTTCTCCAGATCCCATTGCAAAACGAGACTGCCTGCCGGGATGCCGAGGGTCTTGAAGGACTTCTCGAGGGCTTCGTCGGTGAGAGATATTCCGGAAGTCTTCATCCTCTCTCGGTACAGTTCTTTCATATCCACGTATTCGAGAGCCTCTTTGGGTATGGCGAAATAGCGGACATTCTGTCCGTTTATATGTCCGGTTACGATCTCGAAAGACATTCCAAAGAAGAGATTCACGGTATTCTGTGTCTCTTCAGCCACTACAGCGACAATGCACTCGTCAGGAAGCCTCTGGTCTTGTATCCCACCATCTGAGAGGATGCCCCAGATCGAGGCCGCTACTACTGTCAGCCCTGTCACTATTCCGCTGGCTTTCTTTGACTTGGTCATCACAAACTCCTTTACCAGGGTTCACCGTCTTCGTATTGCACCAAAATTCCATGGACGTTCAATGGTAGACCACTGCTGATATTTACGCTTATCTCTGTCCAGCGCGACTCCCCATACATATCTCCTCGGATGGGGCCGAGGGCGTCGGAGGAGAGAAAGTCTATGTCGAGTTCGAATTCATCCAAAACAGTGCCTGCGGTACCAGACTGTAGCACCTGCGAAGACTCAATGGGCCTGTCGTAATTCCTCTGGGTGACCGTCAGGTTTTTCACATCTTCCAGGTCAGCGTCGATAATCATCTGGTGCCAGGAAAGCTGCTTGCTGTGGTGCCCGAGGTAGGGAAGGGTGAAGGATGCCTCATACCCCTGCCCGTCGTCGTCGGTCCCTTCTTCCAATGTGTAAAGGAAACCGTCATAGCCGCCTCCTATGAGACGATCTTTTCCATCCGAGTCTTCTATCGTCCCGAGGCAGTTGAAGGCGAAGGGCTGCACAGCATTCCCCTCGTAGATCGAATACGCGGGGTGCTCGTCGTTTATCTCCAAGCCTTCAGCACTCCACGACTCGTAATTGAGGAAAATCGCCTTGTCGTTGGTTGCAGAGGCTCCGTGGGCTACGCACATCAACACGCCATTGTTCTCGATGTCTTCACCGGCACAGATGAACCTTTTGCGCGTCCTGTTCAGTCCGGACCAGAATGTCTCGATCGGCTTGCCGGCATACTTGGGCCTGGCAGGAGGCATCCCGGAGGCGATGATGTAGACGCCATCTTTGTATACGATGAACGTGCCCAGAGGGGTTACGGTCGCGCCATACTCAGCGATCAGCCCTGTCCTGGAGTCGAGTTCGTCATATGTGAAGTTAGTCCTTGAGGATCCGAGGCCTGCCGATACTGAGAATTGCGCCCAATACATTCCGTTCCTCTGCATAATCAAGAGGACGTCGTCGCCGTGTCTGATAAGGCGCCGGATCGGGTAGGCTCTGTTGAAGTCGTTTCGAGCCCCCTCTTCTGCCAGGAAGGATAACTTGTTATCCCTCAAAGGTTGTGAGTGGATGGTGCCGTAGGGTCTTTCTGTATTGGTCTTGTCGAAGTCGGTGAAATTCCCCAGGAACAGCTGCTCTTTGAATACTTCCATAGCAGATGCTCGTCCGGGGGCGTCTGGGTTCAGGTCAGTGATAGGCACAGCGGCTGTTGTAGGCGAGGCCAGATAGAAAGGGACATTGACCCCGTCGGACCCATACATCTTTCCGTCATAAGGGACAAAGGTGAAACGGGCGTCAGCAGAAGTGGAGAGGGTTAGGGATCCGGTCAGGTTGTTGTCGGGACCGTCACCATCGATGTCGTCGCGGAAGAGTTTTCCATTGCACGCCACGAGGATTGAATTACTGTCGGTGTTGCTCCAGAATTCCTGTATCGCCTGGATGGGCGCCCCGCTTTCGAGAGCGGTGGTGTGCCTCTTCTGTGTGCCTCCCCTGGTGACCATAGAGCCGCGAAAGATACGCATATTTCGGATATCTTTACACGTAGTCATAGGCAGCTTGATCGCTTTGCGATCTTCTATGCCGCCCCTGAAGTTTCCTAAATAAATAGACTGTACGTCACTCATTTACCAGAGCCTCGGCTTTGCCAGGTAGTGGAGGATCAGCCAGGAATATACATCTACGGTGTCGGAAGTCGCTACAGCGTTGTTCGTGGTGCGTACCCTGCAATAGATAGGCCAGTCTGGGAAATCGTCGAGCCTTTTGGCTTCTGTAGAGTCAGTTGTCCCGGAGACAAGGACGGAATCGAGAGTGATGGTGTGAACCCATCGTTCGCCATCAGCTGAGAAGTCTGCTCTTACCAGGATGTTGGTCGAATCGTTCCGCGAGGTGTATTGGGCCATATAAGCGGCCATATCCACGCTTCGCATCAGTATAATACCCCTGGTGGTGTCTGACTCCCCTCCAGCCAGTGCCGTGGAGTCCATCAGAGTGTATTCTTGGGCTCCTGGGATAGGCAAAGGGAAATTTTCCGCATACCCATTGCCGGCAAAGAGAAAGAGTAGCAGCAGGATCTTAGCGGTAAAAGACGCCATAGTCGCTCCGCTGGTCGTAGAATTCGTTGCCGTGAACCCGGAAGACTGAAGCAGGCGGCGTGTGATCGAGGGCGAAGCCTGGATCGATCTCGCACTTAACTTGCATATCCTTCAAATCGACCCTGAATTCTGCGTGGGCGTCTTTCCATTGCTTCGAGCGAGCTTGCCGGTATACCCACTTGATGGTGCCTGGCAGAAGTATCCTATGCCAATCGAGAGGGATGTCGGCTATCGTGTCCGCGAAGTCCGGGAGGTCTGCGTTGTCGTCGTCAGGGTATTTGAAGGATCTCCACCCTCGAAAATACAAAGAGGGGTTGGAGGCCACGAAGGCAGCATTGGGTGTGCGCCACGTAGCGATCTGGCCATTGGAGACGGTGACGATTTCCATCGTGCCCTGGTTGACTGAGGCGTCTGTCCAGGTGGGATACCTCTGGTCTAAGGCTGTTGGGTCTTCCGAGAAATCGATCTGCCTGCGTGTAGCTGTTCGGAAGGACTGCTTGTTGAACGACTGCACCCGGGGGATCACGTTACCCGCAGCGTCCGCGACAGGCAAATCATAGAGCCTCTGGCCGGCAGCAAGAGTCATCTTTAACTCTACGCCAACAAACCACCACTCTGTGAATCCTGAAGCCTCGTCGATGGCATACCGGAGAGCCTTCTTAATCAGATTGGTATGGACATCGCTGTTGGGGTTGCGGTGCGTGATCACCCGGGCGTCGTCGATAATCTCGTTGTACGTAAAGGGCATCTATCCCTCTTCGGTAGCTTCCACAGGATCGGGCTCGCGGAGGCCTGCCTCGATCTCCGCTTGCTTGGCGTTCTCCTCTGCTGTCGCGGCAGATTTACGTGCTCGCTCTGCGTTCTCCCGGGCCTTCTTCACCTGGGCTTCCTGTGCGATCCTTTCGGCCTCTTCTCTCTCGAGGCGCTTCTCTTCTTTGGCTGCCGCCTTCAGGGCCTCCTCTGCGCGTTCTCCCGCTACCACCGCAGCCTGCTCGAGGTGTGGCTGGATTGCTACAGCGACCTCGAAAGCGTTCTCCGCGATCACTTCAAGCAGCCTCGCCACAGATCGATTCGTTTCCAGTTCCTCTGCCCTGCGGAAAACGTGAGGATACCGTTTCAGCAAATCCGAAACAGAAGTGTCGTGGACCTCTACGACCCTGCGTCCACCATACTTCGCGTTGGGTACAAACTCGAGAACCCTTCCATCGGCGCTCTGCTTGAAGTCTTCTTCCTTCTCGATGTATTCATACAGTTCTGGCTCTTCGAGTCTCAAGAATACTGGGTCGGGCATATGCTTACAATCTCCTGTGAAGTGGTGGCGGGGGTCGGACTCGAACCGACAACCTCCTGGGCATGAGCCAAGCGATCTGCCATTGATCTACCCCGCATCACTGTTAAGGAGGTGGAGGTTTGCGGCCTCCACCTCCTCGGCAATTACCGGTTTTTGAACAACACGTAGGGACGGATGGCGATCTGAAGCGAATCGGTTGGGGCGGCGCCTGTAATGGGATCAAGTATGAGTCGAATGAACTTGTATCCATTGAAGGAGCCTACAGTCAATCCGTTTGCCGCAGCCTGCGAGGTGAAGACGAGGTTTTCGTCAGTAGCGGCAGCAGCCTCCAGCAGGGTGTCAATGACAGTCTTCCCTGACCAGATTACACCATCGAACGATCCCTCGAAATGGATAGCTACATCATCGGCATTGAGCAGATCGGTCTTATCGATCCGGAAGCCGACTACATCGGCGCCCCAGACATCGAGATAAGGCCCCACCATCGTGTCCTGGACAACACCTACCAGCGTGTCCAGCTGTGCCTTGCTTCCCTGCATACTGAAGTAGAAATCAGAGCGGCCAGATTCGGCTCGGTCACCTTGATCCCCGTTGCCGCGTCCTAATGATGTTCTCTGTGCATCAGCAGTCGAAACTGCCACCAGGCAAAACATCAGAAGGATCAGAATGAGCTTGAAGCGTTTCACGGTTATTCTCCTTCTTTCGGGTGGAAAGTTAGCGAGCTGCTTATTTAGAAGCTCTTGTTTGACACGTTCGTCCAGAAGATACCGCTCGACTGGTTTTCGTCGGCTGCTGCGTCATCACGCGTGAAACTCTGACGCACGATGCCGTTGCAGATGTGGAGGCCTTCGTTGACTTCGTTTCCGTAGTCATCGTAGGTGTCCTTGATGAAAATCGCCTGCACGTTGTCAGGCGTGCCTTCGATTTCCGTCCCGAATCCACCGTTGGCCCAACCGATCGCCCTGGCACCGAGTGCTACCATGCCGTGGTGGTCGTTTGTGAGATCGGTGTATCCGGCGGTGGCAGAAACCTGCGATCCGTCCCAGACGCGAGTCGTGGAATAGGTGCAGAGGCCCCGGTAATACGCCTCACGCTTGTAGAACAGCGGATGGCGCTCCATCTCCTTTTCAGAAGCCACAGGCCGTATGGCGTCCTTCTGGAGCTCCCAGAAGCGGTTGTCACGGCACAAGTCCGTGTACTGCGCCTCGGACATCACAATAACCCCCATCGCCTTGCCTCTGGGGTCTTTCATCATCGTGATGGGGTTGGCGCGGTTGGTGAACCATTCACAGATATAGTCCAGGAGGACCGTATCTGCCTTCTCCGTGGAGCCAGGGACGCCACGGTCTCCAGAAGGCTCCGTGTAATGGTAGTTGTTCGGATGGACCTCGGCGCTGTAATGCGTCAGGTCGATGAGGTGGCCGGCTGCTCCGAGGTAGATACTGTTCCAGATATCTTCCTCGATGTAGTCGACGGCCTTCAGGATGTTGGCGTTGCGGATTTCTGTCTTCTTCATCGCGGCTGTGCGCTTGGAACTCATCAGTCCAATGACTTCTGTTGCCAGACGCCACTGGTCGATAATCACATCCAAGTAGCCGAGCGCCAAACTGCCTGCGTTGCCTCGGAGTGTGGAGTTTCCTGTCGTACGCACTGCTGTGGTCTTGTCGATCCAGGTGATACGCACCCTGTCGCCATTGGCTTCGGGGTTGCTGGTGGTGAGACCTTCTCCGGGCTGGATCTGGCCCCGCTCGAGGTCGGTGTACATTGCAATGGGCGCATTCACATCCTGCGCGGGTAGGCCCTTGGAGCCTGTTGCGTGGGCGACAAAGTTGTTTGCCAACCACCAATTCTCCTCGAAATTCTGTCTCTGGAACTTGTTACTCCATCGCTTGACTGTCGAGTTTGATGTCGACAGATATCCAGTTGTATCGGCTGCCATTGTCCTATCTCCTTAGTTTTAAGGGGACAGGCTCTCTATTCCGATCGCCTGTCCACTATACTGCGTGTCCGGAGTTGAGGAATTTATCCTCTCTCTCGGTTGACATTGAATTGAATAGACGTTCCGCTTCTGGCGCTGACATTGAATTGATGGTTTCCTGGATTTCCGCATCGCTCATTTCGTTCGGATCGAGCGTCTGCGAACTCCTGCCTCGAGGGGTCGTAGTCTGTACAGCGTCTCTGAGATTGCCAAGGGCATCGCGTTCCCGGGCCCGAACATTCTGCGTCTTCAGCAAAGCGTTCGTTTCGGGGTTCTTTTGAGCCTCGGCTAAAATGTCTTCACGAGTGACGGTGCCTTGTGGTCCAGATCCAGCACCTTTATTGTGAAGGGTATTGAGACGCGGCAGCAGTAGCCTGTAGGTGTCTGAGTCAAGGAAGTCGGGATATTCCTCACGGAAAGCGTTTCCAGATTCGTTCGACAGCTTATACCGCGTGTTCGCCTCCGCTGCCGCCTTCTCTTTCGCACGTTCTTCCCTGTCTTCCTTCAGCTGCCTGCGGACATCCGATACGTCCTGCTTGGTCCTTATCTGGTCAGCCTGGAACTCTTCTTCCTGTTCGACCGGATCGTAGACCTGGACTGCATCTTCCTCGGGCTCTTCATCAACTCCACCTGCGGTCCTGAGAGCTTTCATCACCTTGTCGTAGTTTCCTGAGACTTCAGTGACCTTGCCGCTGAGTTTCTCGTTCTCTTTTCTCAGGTCGGCGCTCTCTCTACGCATCTTCGCAAAAGCGCGAGCGTCTTTCTGCGATGAGTCGCCCGAGGTGCGCTCTGAGCCTTCGCCTTCAGACTCGTCTTCAGGAATTCCATCTTCCTGCTGCTCGGATCCTTCCTCTTCAAAATCTTCATCTGGTTCCATAAAGCACTATCTCCTTTGAGCTCCGCTCGAGTGGTTTACCCGCCACTGTCGGGTGTGCAGAGCGTAGAGAACTCTCGCAAAAGGCGTCTTCCGGAAGAGGCGAGGTCTCCTCCGGGCCGTGGATTGCTACTGCCTACCTCTCTTGCCTCCCTTACGCTTGATTCTCATCCTTACTTTTCCATCTGCGTTAGCCGTGCCGCCAAGCCCATATACAGCCAAAAAGCCTTGGGCCCTGCTGACTCCTGGGAAGGAGCCGTTCTCTAAATTCACGTTGAGAATGTGCTCGGTGGACTCGCCAAGGGTTGCTGGTAGCAAGATCCTGTCGAGGACATTGTAGCCTGTCTTCCCGGATGTCCCTCTGGAGCCCTGCCAATCGTGATACCATCGCAGTTCGAAGTTTACCGTGCCTGTGGTAGAGGTCACTCCAGCCTGCCAGAGTTCCACCTGTGCCAGTTCGTGCTTTCCAGGGAAATAATGGGCGGTGTAGTCTTGGGTCTTGCCTACGGCAATTTCAGATATGTGGGTGTCGCCTGTGGCCCGGCGTATTCCAAGGGCCGCTGTCAGGGCGTGTCCGGAGTCGATTCTGGCAGATTCGTAGTAAAGGTATTTTTTTACCGTTGGGACTACATTTGTGCCAGAAAACCTCACATACTCTTCGTGGTATGTTGAATCTGCAAGGATACCACCTATGATCACCCTGCCACTGTCAGCGGCAGCAGCAGGAAGAATTTCAATGGAATCTGTTGCGGCAATCTGCGCGAAAGCCCCATCGAGAGCGACGATCTCGTAGGCACCGTCGAGGTCAGCGTCTTCCGCGTAAATAGAGACGCCGCTGTCGAAGAACCCTGTCTTGTCTATGGCTGTGGCTCCACACAACAGGAGCGCCAGGCCGACGATTATCCAGCTACGCTGCTTGAGGTTGCTCATTACCCATCTCCTTTTGTGCGCCACCGGCGCGGTTCATCATTTCATTGAGTGCTTCGGGGGTTACCCCGTCATTGCCCATAGCCTCGAGCATGATCTGTGCTACTTGTGGGTTCTGCGCTGCGCGTATCAAGACCGACTCTGGGGTGTCTTCTTCCATCATCTTCTTGAAAGCAGCCATTTGTTTCAAGGTGTCGTTGCGCTCTCTGATGCGACTGAGCAGTTCTCTCTTGTTGTTCAGATCGGGGTCGTGCTCGATGACCTCCTGCTCGTCCACGATTCCCAATTCGTAGTATTTCAGCATCTTCTCGTGCATCTCGGCTTTGCCTCGGGCCTGGTTCGACTGTATCCCTATCTTGACATCCCACTCAGCCGTAGACCAATCGGGGATGAGCATCTGTGGCTCTTTGGGTTCTTCTCCCGGTTCGAAGTCGTCGAGGCGAGCCACGCCTAACTTGGGCTCTTCCCCCTCCTCCGTATGGTATTCCCAGGCCATAGTGTAGGACTGCAGGTCATCGGAGATCCGCAGGGCATCCTCGTGGCTGTAGAACTGCTGGATGTTCTTTACGTGGTTCTCTCCCCAATAGGTCACAGCGTATTCGATGTTGCGCTGGATGTTCACCAAGGCTGAATCGCCTGCCTCGAGCAGTTCCTGGATAGCCTTTCCGGAAGTGCCATAAGGCATCCCGCCTCGCTGCACCTGGGCGACTGAGGCTATCTCGTCAATTAATTGCCGGATCCAATCCACAAACTGCAACAGCTGTGTGGGAAGCTCTCCAGGCGTCACCTCGTGGTATACTTCGTTGGCCTTGAAGCCTTCTTCGAGTACCAGCGTCCACCCGGGCTCAGACACAATCTGTTCTATCCTGGAACGCTGCGAGGCGATGATCCCGGCTTTCTGTATGATCCTGCCTGGGTTGTTCACCCTGGCCGCATTATCCTGGATGAGCGTCACGTTCCTGTTGATCAGATCCTGCGGGACAATCAGCTGGTCGATTGCTCCATAGGGGCAAGGGCCGTGTCCGCGACGAAGCATGCCTGCGAAGAAGCAGTCGACCCACCGTCCGTGGCGGTGCTTGCTCTTGGTGTGGTACAGCAAGACATCGCCAACCACTGCGGCTATCCAGGTGCTCTCGTCGACAATGGGCAGGATATCATAGATGAAGTCTCCACCTTCGTCTTTTCCGGGTGGAGGGAGGTTGGCTGGGTCCATGAAGGCTCCTGGGTCACCGTAGTCGGAGAAGGCGTAATCTCTCGAGTCTTCACCTTCACCCATTTCTGGTAGCCGTGCGACCTCTGAGGCGCCTTCTACTCCGTCTTCGTCGAGATAGACCTTCAGGACGACATTGCGGGGCTCGAAGCGAACGTAGTTGTATTCGATTACCTTCAGCTTGTCCGAGGCTCTGGGCCTGTTCTCTCCTGCTTCACCATCAACAGTGCCTGCCCTCTGGGTGCTGTATGTCCCTCCGTCGTGCTCTTCCTCGACGGACGCCTTGGTATACATATCGTCTTTGCCGGCGTGGATAAGGGCTATGAGGTCAGACTTCTTGGGATGCTGGAATTGCAGCTTGGAACGAGCGATCTCCAGTTCCCGGGTGTAATAAGTGGGGCCATTCTGCCCGTTGAGCCTCTCGTCAGAACTGTCGGGGTCGAAGGCGTAACTCTTGGGATCTTCCACAGTGAAGACCAGGTCACCGTAGACTTCGCCGTATTTCTCGCTCCATCGCTTCTTGTATGGCTCGTATACCTCTCTCAAGATACCCAGGCCGCAGATGATCTGGTCCTGCACAGCATCCTGTATAAGGGTATCCAGATAGGATCGTGAGACGTTATATTCCACCAGGTCTTTCATTACCTGGGCGGCATCGTCTTTGTAGGTGTTGCGGCCTGAGATAGAAGCGGTGGGCTTTCCAGCTGTGAGGATGCCTGCTTTGGTGAGGAACCTGTGGATGATGAGGTTTAAAACGAGGTAAAAAATGTTCTGGTTTTTAGGCGCCTGCCTGCCGTAGACGTAGTCGTAGCAGGTGTTGGTGGTTTCGTACCAGTCCCGCATACCAAGACGGGCACGGACGTGATCGTCGATAACGAGCTTGACGATTTTGGTGTCTCGTATCGAATCGAGCGCATCCGTGGTCTTGACGGTGAGCTTCTCCGTGGTCGCCATCGACTGATCGGCTTCTTCGATCACTACCTCAGTCGATTCAGACGATTCGCTCGGAGTGTGGTTGGGTGGTGTCTGTGTCATATTTGTTGGTTGGCGGGGGTATGGGATGGCGCAGTTGAGATCCCCGGAAACCGCCTGTTCTCCTGTCGATTACATAAAAACCTCTGGTGAAAGGGTGGGGGGCGCTGAAAGGGTTCAAATCTGACAACGCCCCCCAAGGAGGCAATGCATGGTAGTGGTTCAATTTACGTCCGATTCGGCGTTTTGTTAAGAGGGTTTCACGAGACCGTTCCGTGAATCTTGCCGCTTCTTGGCCTTGTTGAAGGTGATGATGAATTCGGATGGAGGAGAGGCGGTGTTGCACTTGTGGTTCTCGCACCCCTCGTAGAATTTCCCTCGCTTATTCGCCGCCCTCATACCGAAATAGCAGTTGCCGCAGCCGATATCTTCTTCTTGTGGGTAGTATCCTGAATCGTCCCACTTCCAATATCGAAGCCTTCTACCTGGCCTTGTTTCTTTCCCGAATGCCATCGCTCTCCCCTTGCTGACGGTTGTTGGCCTTCTGTAGTCGTTTCAGTGCCTGGAGCCAGAAAGGATCATCCAGCTTCTCAGGTACCCGGAATTTCACAGCGTGAGTCGCCAGCACTTCCACTTCATAAGAGCGTTCACTGGCCATACGGAGGTTGTAATGGACATTGGACTTGTCTACGCCGTTCTTGTCGAGCCAGGCGTCGAGTTGCTTGTAGGTCACCTTGATCGACTTGTAGATGGCCCTCTTGAGTTTGTCTGTGGGTGCCACGGCCCTGTAGACCACTTTGATCTTCTGCCCTGGGGGGAAGTCCAGGTCTACGAGGTCGTCCCTGCCCTTCAGCGGCAAGTCGTTGAGATTCAGGAAATAGAATCCTAATTTGAGGAAATCTTCAGACAGGAGCTTGTAGTCCTCTCTCTCGAGTTCCATCATCCCACTCCCATATTCTTGAACCTGACATTCTCCATGACCTCAATCCGTATTCTCAGCTGGTTTATCTCCCCCTGCATCTCCTTCAGGCGCTTGCGGTAGTAGTCGAAATCTGAAGTCTTTGGGATCGGCTTGGGCAGTTGGCGGTAGTATTCTACTGCCGCAGAGACATCTTCGACGAACTGTTCCCCATCGTAGTAGTCCCAGACCGCGAGGGAAACCACGAGTATGCCGATCGATACTCCGATGATCATAAGGGCGAACAGTATTCCGGTTCTCATCATTTCGGGCCTCCTTTTCTGATTACAACGATTGTGCAGACGATGGATACCAGGATGAACATTGCCACGATGGCCTCGTTGTATGTCAGCATCATTCGTCTCCGTATTCGCACATCTGGCATCCGGGGCCGCAGACCAGCCGGCAGAGCATCTTCTTCAGTAGTGACACGAGCCTTTTGATCACGGTTTCTTCCTGAGAATGAGGTAGAGCATCATTGCCATTGCCGCAGGCACGAACAGGAAGGCGCCGAGGTGGACTATCTGATCCAGCGTCTCCCACATAAGTGGCCAGTTGAGGTCTTCGTGGGCTCTCCAGAGTTTGGCGTTGTGCATGTGTCCGTGGTGTCCCGTCTCTCCTGCTCGCACCCCTGTGGCGTAGCTGAAGGCGCCGAATGTGCATCCAGAGCAGAAGAGCAGGCCGAATGCCGATATCGCTCGTGCCGCCCACGGCCCTATCCAGATGGCCCACAGGAAGAACAGGGAGGAGGCAAAGCATACAAGGCCAAAGAGGATCAAGTCCACGCCGTAGCTATCGATCATCGCCCCTCACCCATTCGATTACGAGGATACAGCATACCCTGGTGAAGTCGAAGACCAGGTAGCAATAGAACCAGATCCACAACAGCGCCCTATTTTCCATTGAGCCTTTCCACCGCCTCGTCGACTCTCTTCATTCGCTCCAATATCTCCAGCATCTGCGGCGTCCTCTCCATCCTCAGTTTCATCTCTGCCGCCCACATCCCTGTCTTGTCCTCGATCACAGCCGCAACAAAGACCAGGATGATGACGCCGATCGTCGCAAGGATCGTGTACGGGCCCAGGTCGATCGGCAAACCCCTGCGCTCGAGGTCGGAGAGGATGAGGTAGATGAACATCGGAATCCCCAGGAATTTGGAGTATTCACCCATCCGCTGGCCGTAGACCTTCATCTTGACTATTTTGTCGATCATAGAAACGTGCCTCTCCTCATCCAAGCCATGTGTTCCTCGGCTTCTTTCGCGGCCTTCTCTGCCCACATCCTCACGGTGAGGGGAAGTTTCTTCTTGAGCAGCATCCCACCTTCGCAGGGAGTCCACTCGTATTCGTCGTAGGGCATTATTCCGGTCTGGGGCATCATAGGCTTGCGTGTATCCAGTAGAAAAGGTCCGTATTGTCTCGCATTGCGGCCGCCAGGCCGTGGGTCATTGTGGTGACCACTCTCTCCTGTGTGAGTCGCACTTTCTTGTCGCCTTCGTTTGGCAGTCCCGCCACCAATGCCCAGGCGCCGTGCATTATCTCGTGAAGCAGGATCTGCGCGTACATCTGCTTGTCCACTCCAAGGAAAATGCGAATCTCCCCTGCGTGAATGTCGATCATGCCCGTATATCCTGTGCGGTCCATTTCTATTTCGTCCATGGGGACGATTTTCATCGTCCGGAATCCGATCTGCACCGTTGTGGTGGGAAGGTCTTCGAGGGTCATGACCACTCCTTTTTATGGTTTGTCTGACATATGCCATCGCCGGGGGTCTACGGGTATCCCTGTGTTCATATCCACCTGTACTGCCCGATCGTCCCACAGCTCGATCATGCCATAGTCCTTGACGTTGGTGATCGGCAACTCCTGGCCTATGTGCTCCTTGCACCAGGCCCGGATATAACTCTTCACCTCTTCTACGTCTCGCCATTTCTCTTCGTCAGGACTGTGACCGGGTTCCCCGTTCCAAATACGTGCGGTGAAGATCCGGACATCCTTGCCATCTTCCAGCCAGTTCTTGACCCTGGTCACCATCCTCACGATAGGCTTTCCGATGTTCTCGGGGCCTCCCCATCCGTGGTATTCTGCCAGTGTGCCATCTAAATCTACACCGATCCATCCCATGATCTCATCTCCTTTGGAGGGAAGGCACTGCGGACGCCGGTTCAAGGGCTTTCGCGCCAATCCGTTGCCGGCAGGCCTCCCCTATGATTAAATAGGTACTCCAAGGCGGCGAAAGAGATCCTCGAGCGAGTTGAGTCTCGCGTCGAAAAAGTCGGCGGCTTCTCCCAGGTCGGTTTTAAGTCGATTCACGATACCTGGAGCTGGTGGACAGGCTTCTTTTGCCAAATCCCCACGCGACTCTCCCCAGAAATAGCCCTTGGCCGCGTCTTCCGTGGTTTCGAGTCGATTCAGGGCGTTCTCTATCCTCCCTGTAAGCCCATGCAGTTCGTCGAGGTCGGGCGCCCTGTCCTTCTCGGTCCTCTGTGCCTCACTTCCCATGTCTGACCTCCAATACAAGTGTTTGTGGGGCTTCCTTCCCCCATTTTACCCAGAATTCTTTCGGGTGTGCCTCCATTGCCGGCACGAGATACCTGCTTGTAGCGGTGTATCCGATGTTCTCTGCCACTACGTGTGTGGCGCCATTCTCTCTCAGGTGTGCCACGACTGAATCCGGATCGGCCCAGGCGTAAAGGAAGGTCTTGCGCCCTGACAGGATATGAAAGAGCATAGGTTTCCTGGTGCCGACTACCGCGGACTCTGGGGTATTGTCCCGCATCCACTCTGCGGCCTCGAAGTATCTCTCCCATCCATAGGGGTAGACTCGAGGTTTCCGCATCTCTACCGCGAGAGATGACACGTTGGGCAACAGGAGGCATAGGAGCAGGAAGATTTTGATCAGCGCACTCCCGCTTCCATCCTCACGCATTTGGCCATTGTCCACTTTACCTTCCTCCATATGACGATCTTCTCGAGCCACCCGAATTTGAATTCTGAAGGCCTCGATACCTCGAAGCCTGTGTAACCGTTGCCTACCCACAGCGCGAATCCTGAGTCGTGCGTGGCTTTGTACTCGCCAAACTCCCACCTGGCGGGGTCATCCAGCAGGTCCATCGTCAGCTGGCCTAACTCAGAGTGCTCGATCTTCATTCAGAAACCTCTTCTCGTAGTCTTTCAGGCATTCGTCGGCCCACCTTGCAGGCTCGTCTTTGTAATGACATCCTTTCTTCCCCGCCCTGGCTTCCCACGCTCGCACCCAGACCTCGGCACGTTCCCGCCTGAATTGTTCTGCTACCGCATCTCGATACGGGTCTTCTTCCGGTTCGGCGTCACCCATGATTCCATTTCCTTTCTATCTTCGCGTAAATGTCAGCTGCGCCATTGACCATTGCCCAATACATCAGAGGGATGACTGGCACCAGGAATCGCTTGTCGCTCCAGGCTTGCGGCCAGCATAGAATTGTGACGCCATAGGCAACTAAGTAGAAAGCCCAGGCGTCACAGTTCCGCAACCCCCTCCACAGGCCATAGGCCAGCAGGACGTTCGTGAACAAGACCACAATGAAGGGTATCAGCGCCCATACAACCCTCTGCCACTCCGGATCGAGCAGGGGGAAGTAAAGCGCCTTGGGTATCTCTGCCAGGGTGTAGATGAGGATGTTCGTCCAGATCCTTTCGGCGAACTGCCAAAGGGTCAGTATTCCCTTCTCGGGCCGGTACGGATCGACACTCAGAAGCACGGAGGTGTATGCGGAACTCTTCAGTGACATAGCTATGACAACCACTGTGACACCCAAAGCTGCGGCGTAGAAGCGGTGCCTGAAGTAGAGGAGGGCCGCGAGGGTGACGACAAGGCTTATGCCCACAGATCTGGCCTGGTATGCGAGAAAGGCCAGCAGGAGGCCTCCTATGAGCCACCGGGGGTAGAACCGATCCTGCTTATCGAATGCCCACAGCGCCGCCATTGACAGGCAGAGGTAGGGGATCTCGCTCATCACCTGGCTCGAGAACAGCAACAGGTGCCCGTTGGTGAGGATCAGCAGCATCGTGGCAAGGGGGCGGGTCATAGTTCTACCTGTATGATATCCGAAAGCAACTCATCGTGGAGCATCCTTTTCCACCAAGGGGGCTTTTCGTATGGAAGCATCGGCTCCCATTGTGGACAATCTGTAGTCGAGCACAGATTTGTTCCCCTCCGGGCAAGCGCATCAGCGTTTACGCACCGTATGGTAATCGCGGCCTGGCAATAAAGGCAGTCTTGACACCTTCGAGCCGTGGGGTCAGGCTCCCCAGAGGTGTATCTGAATTCGATCATATACCCCCCAGGCTCAAGTCGAAGGGTCGCAGGTGTTGTCCGTAAATCAGTTGCTCCATTATTACTCGCGTCAGTTCCTTCTGGAACTGCTCGCTCTCCACGATTTCCTTGACCACCATTCTCCCCGGATCCAGCTTCCACGGCATCATCCGCAGCCGTTCGATCTCTTCTTCCATTGTCAATCCCAAAACTCCCTCCATACCTTTAGGCGCCAGAAGGGGCCGAATGCGTGCCGCATCTCCTTTGGTGTCAAGATCACATCTCCGACCATCCACACGTATCGCGGCATCAAGTGCCTCTCCCTGTCCACTACCGCTTGCCTTTGCGTCCACAGCCAGCAGAAGACCATCCCCAGGACGTAGAAAGCGCCTATCACCATCTTCATAGCTGTGATCGAATGGCTGACAGGGCTCAGCAGGTATGGCAGGATCGGTGGATACTTCGTGGAAGGCCTGGGAACAGGCAGGTGCGTGTAGGTCATGCCTTCGCCGGCCTCGATCGAGCGAGCCAGGATGATGAACTCCGCATTATCCCCGGAGAGAGAGAGGAGGGGATTGAACATCAGATACGCGAGGACTAATGCGGAGAGGAAGACGAGGAAGGTTTTCATTCGCAGACCGCCCTGTTTGTGTAGGTGTATCCTTGAAGTGTGATCTGTTCGTAATAGTTGTCAGGGTCATTGAAGGTTATTGTGCCATTCTCTCGGTCCACGTACCGCCCGAAATGAGATCGCTCCGTTTCCCAGGTGTACCGCCTATCTCCTGTGTGCGGTATCACGGTGTGGATGTGGTGGCATCTCCTCTTCGGCGCATATTCTACAGCCACGGCTTTCCCTCTATCGCCTGTGGTGACTGAAACGATGTCGTGTGTATCTGGTAAAGCGATGTACAGTGTGTCAATTTGGCTGGAAGGGGCCTCGATGGTCCCATAATACTCATCGTAAGCCTTCCCGGAAGGCTTATAGGCGTTGAATTCAGCCTGGAGCGTGTTCGATTCGTGCTGCTGGCTGGCTGCGAGTTGGCCCCAAGGGGAGATGGTGAAGATGGTCCAGCCCATTACTAAGAGCATAAAAATGCCCGAAAATACTACGGCGACCTTTTGCATCTCATTCCCTCCATATCTCGATAATTGTTTTGACGATGTAGCAACCCACTGCTATGAGGAAGACCCCCATCAGATCCATTACAGCGTTGCCTTCCCCCACAGTCCTTTGGTCATCTCAGCCGACTTGATGAGGGCCAGCTGTTTGATGTCCTCCAGCTTCAGAGCCGTGAGGAGGTCTGTGCCGTGCTCGCGCATCGTGATCTTGACCAGTTCGTCCGTTACTGCGTCCCGGGTCTGCTTGACTATCTCCTGGAGCATAGCATCGGACATCGGCTTCTCCATGCCCTCGAGCGTGACTGTCGTTGTTGCCACGATCTTCCTCCTTACGTCATAATCGTCGCCGAAATCCTGCTTGAGCTCCACTTCGACCTTCATTCCGCGTCCTTTCGGATAAACCCACATTTCCCCAGATGCTTCTGCGCCCTCATACAGGCATCGGACTCATCTGCGGTCTGGGCTCTCGGGTTGAAAAGTTGCCACATCGCCATAAGCAAATGCTCCGGCGAGGAGTCTTCGGTCAAGGGTGCCGGCTCCCTCAACGTGCTGGCGTCCAGTTCGGCAGAGACCCGCCTGTTCTCCTCCGCTTGCATCTCGAGTGAATCCTCGATCACTGACCTGGCCTCGCCTGGGGATGGGAGAGGTTGTCCTGTTACGAGAGAGGTGCCGCGTCCAGCCAAGGGATAGTGGCGCCCATCTTTCGGCATTCCTTTCAACCTCTCGACTTCTGCTGTGCCCATCTTTCCGGTATCAATCTGAACCTTTGCCCCACCAGCGCCGTGAATGATGTCCACAACACGCCTCTCCACCCTCTTTAGCAGGGTGACAGGGGCTCTATCGCTCTTTGGATCCACGTTGTAGTGGACAAACATATACTTCAAGTAGGCGAGCCACCCCTGCTCCCTCTCGTGCTCGTGTGTATCGAACGTCCTGTCTTTGTCGATCATATCGCCACCGCCAGGATTATGTCGATGAATACTCCAGAGAACGCCACGGCGTAGACCAGGTCTCTGTCGACATCGTGCTTGTTTTTGGCGATAACCCAGAAAGGAGGAAGTAGATACAGCCAACTGGCCACATCCGGATACTCAAACCAGGTCACGATGGGCTGCCTGGTGACCTTGTAGCTGTCTCCTGTCCTGACATCGCCCACCACATCCCAATCCGGATCCTTCTTGAGTTCCTCGAGCTTCTTCGCTGTCAGTTTCACGAAAAATGTGTCGAATTCCTTCCAGTGTGCCGGCTGCTTGATTCCAAATGGCTTCAAGACCCACCAGTAGAGCACCGATTCCACCCCACTGGCGCCGAGGATGATCAGTGCCACGGCCTGCTGCCAGCCGAACAGGTACCAGAGGCCCACGGCCTGGTCCACCAGGAGAAATGCCAGCACAGACCGCCACGCGACTACCCCTGCGTCCTTCCAGAACCAGTGGAGGTCGGCCCACGCATACTTCGCCATCAGCCGGCCCTTCACGTTGGCATCGATACAGGCTATGAGGAGGATGCACAGTAAGGGTGAGAGGATAGATAGGATCACTTGGCTCTCCTTTTCGCTGGTGCTGGACGGTAGATGGTTATGAGGTTGATGAGTGGGCAGGTCTCAGGGAAGTCGGGGCCTGGGCAACTCTCTCCGTGTTGCGGTAAACGTTGTGGGTGTCCGCAGGCAGGGACGACTCTCGTCTTGGTAGCCATTATATGCTGGAGGAAGGGGCAATCATCCCTCCGTGTCACTCGTAGCAGCATCGTCCTCTCCTTCCTCCTTGTTCTCCCACGCCTCTGTCTCTTCGTCTGCTTTGGCCTGCAGGGCCTCTTCCTCTGCCTGCATCTTCTCGTAGGCATCCCTCTGACCCAGGCTGCTGGTCAGCGAGGCGTCGATCGCCATAAGCAATTCAGACCTGAAGTTCGGGTTCTGAACCAGCCCGTTGGCGAAGAGGTTGACGAGATCCGGCGTGTTGCGCTTCCCAACTGATGTTACTGCACCGGAAAGGTTGTGTTCTTGGTGGTTGAAGATGAGCAGATACTGCCCCCCCATCCTCTTCAGGGTCTTTACGACTTCCTGTGCCTGCACTTTGTATGCGGCTTCCCCAGGCGTCAGGCTATTTTCGGCGCCATCGCCAATAGGTTCTCCGTTAATGCCGTATAACATTCTCCTCCTCCTCTTTCTCCAGTTTACGCACAGCAATAGCCAGGGCTCTCACCCTGGCTTCTTCCTTCAGGTGCCTCGGGATGATATATCCCTGGTCTTCCAGATCGAATATCTGCTTCAGTGTGGGCGTTTTGCCCAGGTCGAGGTACTTCATCTTCTTCAGGTGCGCCGCGATCTTGGTGTGGACACCCTCACCCTGCGCCTTCCTGTGGGCGAACCATATGTCCTCGAAATTCCCCATGGAGCCTTGGGGGAGGCGCTTCTCTTTCTTCGGCTCGAGCAGGATGAGCACGAGCAGGGTGAAAGCCCCGGCCAAGCCAATCCCTGCTACCTGGACCCAGAACGCGGTTCTTTTCGAAAAGCCTTTTTGTCCCAAGCCACTTCGTGCATCAGCATTGTTTCGCACACTGGACACTCTTGGTATCTTCCCCATTCTCTCACGACCCCCGGAAAAAATGTCTGGTTCCAGTTACACTTCGAGCAAGTCAGGCAGACCAGCCAGACCCTATTCGTCTTCGTCGGCGGGTTCTCCTGGTGCTGCTTCGACGCGGTCTGTGTCGATTCGCTCGAGTTCATCAATCCTGGCCTTGGTGTGCAGTCTCTCTGCATTGGCGTTAATGCAGTCTTCTTCCTGTATCTCCAATGTTGCCCTCAACTCCTTCAGCCTTCTACTCGTGTAAGATGCTACCCGTTCCTTCGCCATGCCGTGCCTCCTTATGAAATCGTCGTTCCTCTTTACAAAACCGCCGTAAACGGCCTCCCAATACGCATCATTGACTTCCTTTCCCCATTCCTCTCTGGGTGGGGTGGGTATGATCAGCACATCGAATCCTTTTGCTTGGCGAGGGAGTTGTGGATTCGAACCACTCATAAGGCGCGACCTTACTTACCGTATCTCCCTCGCCGTTTCCATAGTAGTTTAGCACGGAGCAGACGAATACTTGGGTGGGTCAAGCCCAACATCTGCCCCGCGCATCGTATTTAACTCACAGTGGAATATAACCTTGGGCGCATGTTGCATCAAGGGTAATCTGACGCCTATTTTCAACCCCCTGCGAATTTCCTCAACAGGGCAATGGCTGTGTTGAGTTCGTCCCTTTGCGACTCGAGGTATTGGATGATGTCCGGAAAGGCGCTCCTGTCCATCCCAGAGGCCTCTGGGAGGCCGTGGTGTTGGGTGGGCGCAGGAGGCATCGGAGGCAACGGCTCCTGTGCAGTGGCAGGCGGGGAAGAGTTGGAGGGGTTCTTGTCTGGACCTTTTGCGGGAGGAACGTCTTTCGGGGGGCCCTTGCCCCCTCGTAGAATAGCCATACCCTACTCCTTTTTCATGTCCCGGTATCGCTGAAGATACCAGATGGCTTTGTTGATGTCCTGTGCCTCTGTGCCTTTGTGCCGGCAACGGGCGATGTATTTGACTGCGTTGGCGAGGTGATACGGGAGATCCTGGTCCTCGATGAAGTCTATGACCTCGATCTTCCCTGTGGTGTAGTGGGGAGGATGGTTGACCAGGTCGAGCTTCCTCCTGGCGATGGTCGACCTTAAGCTCGGGCCGTTTTCATGTGGCATCTCACCTCTCTGTACCTGTGCGCCCTGTGGTACGCGACTGCCACAGTCGACACATCTCCGCTCGGTATCCATTTTCGGCAAATTGCACCAGCAGGGGAACTCTGTGCTCTCCAGTTCGTCCAGCGAGACCTTCAATGCCTTGGCGATCCGCTCCCTGTTCTTCTTGTGCGGAGTGCAGTCCCTCTTCTCCCACCTGGAGATCGTAGCGGCGAACTCTACTGGCTCCATCTTGTCAGCCAACGCCTTCTGTGTCAATCCTCGTGCCTTACGTAAAGCCTTCATCCGTAACCCGAACGGAAAACCCATGCTGCCTCCTATCGTTTTTGTGCGAAACTCTTTTACACATCTACCGCACAACCACATCCACCCCATTCGTGGACATCGAACTCCAGCTGTGCCTCCATATTCTCACGGAATTCACGCAGGGACATCGCCCTTACCTTCCCTCCGGTCCTGTCGCGCAAGATACTGTAGTCACCGATCCGTTTCCGCAAGGCTTCTTCCTGTTCTTCGTGCCACGCATAACGCTCTGGCATTACCCTGAGAAGGTGTGCGAAATGGGCTTGGCCAGCTTTTATGCAAAATCCCCCACAGTTGTTGTGAGGGAATCCCATTGCATAGAGGCGAGGCGGCGCGATGCCTTCCGATACCAACCACTCGATCATCTGGGTCTTGGTCAGATATGGCTTTTCGGCCATAGGTGCCTCGTATCTCCACGGGGCACATCGGTCGTTTATCCTGTCCACCCTGTGCTGTTCGTCCCACGACAGACCCAGGTAGATGGTCGAATCCTCCTGTGAGCAATTCGCATTTCTCCACTTATCCAACAATTCCCTCTTCAGGATCCTGCTACACATATCTGCTCTTGTGTTGGCGATGTAGTTGTTGTCCTGCATCACTTCCCACGGGTTGCGGCCATCGGCTATCCGGATCAGTTCAGACCCCACATTCTCGGCACCTTCTTCCAGGAACCTGTACAGGTCTTCGTCCTCCATATTCGTGTCTGAGAACAACAGCACGACATTCTCCGGACCTTCCTTCTCTGCTACCCGTTTAGCTGCGGCCCACGAACATATGCCACCCGAAAACATCACTACGTGCTTGTGCCCCATTTTTTACCTCAACCCGTGTGTCCTGTGGTCTACCGGTCCCGAGTGTTCTCTCATTCCGTATGTCCTCGGGTCTGCTGCTGGTGGCGCCTGCGACTCGTCCACGCTGGCGTCGTAGTCGTGGTAGTCGATCACAGGTTCTGGAGGAATATACGCTGGCGGGAGCATTCTATCAAGGTGTGCGAGTATGCACCTGGAGGCCGTGCGGTCCATACCGTTGAGTTTCGGTGCTCCCGAGGCTTCGCGTGTCACGTTCATGATCTCTGTCCAGGCTTCCTCGTCGTGGTCCTCCCACCCTTTCCTCAGAACAACGTCGATAAGGGCCGTGACCGCATCGTGCCGGTTCATCGCCTTCCATCCCCATTTTCCGAAATCGGTCTCTGTGACGATCTGCCCAGGAGACCTCTTGTGCTTCGCCCAGACGTAGTCGCCTCCCACCAGCTGTAGCATCCTGGTGATGGTCGCGTCTCCTACCCCATCGAGTTCTACAGCTATCTGGCAGTTGTACCACATAGCCAGCTTTGCCAGGGAGTCTCCAAACATTGTCGCAGAGGACAGTTCGTGCCAAGAAGCGGAGATGTTGCTGCCCCACCTGTTGAGGATCGTGGCATCGTTTGAGTCTCCACCTTCGACCCCTTTGGCGATGTCAGAAGCGCCGGCGTAGCCGTTGTCTACACTGTCCATCCTCTTCGAAGGGAATTCCCATACCCTCAAAGAGCCCTGTGGGTCTTCGACGAAGCCTACCTCGAGAGCCTCTCTGTTCTGGCAGAAGCCCCGGAGGTCGAGGATGGGTTTGACGTTCCACTCGAGACGCCCGATCGCTGGTGGGGTCTGCTTGTTGCTCTCGATCGCCGCCAGCCGCGCTACCCTGCACTTGTCCATATCGAATACGCGCATACCTTCGACCTTCAGGAAGGCTTCGGAGGGATCGGAGGGATAGTCCTGTCGGAAGAAATCCACATCTCCCCCACATTCGGTCTGGATGGTGTACCTCCTCCAGGCCAGCTGCTCCACTGACAGGCCATAGGCCTTCATCAGCCCCTGCTCTTCTGCCAGGAATCCCTTGTTCCACGTGTCTTCCTCCGGATACATCAGCCTGTTGAATCGCCTGTCTTCCTGCTCTATGTGGTAGTGTGGGTGGTCCTGCCAGCCCATAAACAGCCCCATCCACTCGCTGTTTCCTGAAGCGGCTAAAGTCCACTGGTCAAAAAAATACTGCCCATCGCCTAATTGGCCGTTGGCAGTCGATTCCTCTATCACTCCAGCATATTTGGCGGCAGGCATCACCGAATCCATCGCGCTCTTGGCCCCTCGAGCCTTGGCCACCTCTGTGGCGTGTACGAGCATCAAGGTGGAAGAGGAGCCTGCGTAGTCGTTCAGGATGTCGAAGGTGAATTGGTAGTCGTTCTCGAGCTTCAGTTCCGATGGGCGCCGCTTGTTGATTGCCTCGATGTCTCCAGATACCCAATTGTTGCGGTATCTGTCCATCATATCGAAACACTCGAACTTCACCCTCTGGTCGTTGGTGAGGATGTAACACTGGCCTGGAGTCGGACTGTGGGAGCCTACATCGAAGTTACGTGCCTGGATGATGGTGGTGCAGCGCATACGTCTGGGTTTGAGGATAACGAGTCGGACAAAGCCTGTCCTCGCCTCAGAAGCCTCTATGGCGTCCAGGATCCTATGCTGCTGTGGCTCGATGACGAGCGGCTGTATCCCCTGTGACTCGGTGAGGATCATACAATTCTGCTCTATCCTCTCCCGGTAGGGGATCTCCCTGTCAGACTTCGTCGCCTGTGGAGCCTCGCCCTTGAGCGTTTGCGATGGCATCCAAAGCTCGGAATACTTTGTCTGCGTGGACACCATCGAAGATGGCCACCTTGTCAGGGTCTTGCTTTCGGAACCAGGCCTCATCCTCTGAATACTCCAAATGTTTCGTCCAGGCTACAAATGCCGCCCGGAGATAGTTGTCTACCAGGACACTGAATTCTTCATCCTTTTTGACTATGACATTATTTCGGACAGTTCCTTCCAGATTTGCGCCAAGGTCTTTGGCCTTTCTTACCCACCTACCCACCGTTCGCACTGATACCTTCAGCTTTTCTGCCACTTGTCCTATTGTGGCACCCTCTTCTATGAGTATGACAGCCTGTGCCATTCTTTGGGCAGCGGTATTGGACATCACTTCCCCTTGTTCTTCTTGCGCTTGTTCCTGGCTCTCCGTGCATCGTCTGGAGTCTCGGGTGTGTGTCCATCCCACTTGAAGTTGTTACGGAAGCAGCCTGCCCCTGCGCCTACTGCTATCATGAACTCTACGAATCCACCTCTCATATCGGCTCCTCCACCATCTGGAGCCTGTCGCGCTCCATTATCAGTTGGCCTATGTATTCGGCGCACTGTGGCACGACGGCGTTTCCGAGGGACTTAAGTCGGTCCAGTCCAGAGGAAAGTCCATCAGCCATTCGTATAGGTGGTGGCTCAGTGATCCACGGCCCCCCAACCATGACAGTTGCTCCGGCAATGACCCTGCGGATCTTTTGCCTTTCCTTCGCTTGAACATCGGCCAGGAGAGTCCAGTCCTCATGTAATCCGATGCTTGAGGGGTAAGCAACCAGGAATACCCTTTCTCTGTGATGGGGCGCACCAAACATGGAAGCTGATAGCACTGTCCATTCCGCATCATACCCGCTTTCTGCCAGGTCTGAGAGAACTCTACCCATCCCGTCAGTAAGCAAGCCTGTGACGTTCTCCACGAGGATGAATCTGGGTCGTAACTCGCAAACGATTCGGTGGTATTCAAACCAGAGACCAGATCGCGTTCCTTCTCTAATCCCTGCTCGTTGCCCTTGTTGACTAACGTCTTGGCAGGGGAAGCCACCTGCGATGAGGTCGACAGGCTCAAGGTTATCTGCTCCAACGGTTCTGACATCTTCATACCTCCTTACATCGGGCCAGTGTTTTGCCAGCACCTTGCGGCAGAAAGGGTCTATCTCTACCTGCCATTTACATTCCATCCCTGCGCGGTCCAGACCCAGGTCGATGCCGCCTATACCACTGAACAGGCTACCGTAGGTCATTCCTTGAACCCCATACAGTCACAGTTTTTGCAGGCGCCCCAATAGAGGTGCTCCGTCGATCCGTGGTCGCACTGGCAGGTGCTTCCATCGGCTCCAGCGTATACTGGCAACAGTTTGCCCATCCTGGCCATCTCTTCCCCTGCCTCTTGGAGTATTATCTGCTGGTGTGCTACTTCTTTCTCGAGATCCTTGATCACCGCTTCCAGCTGCTGTATCCTCTGTGCCGGGGTTATCCCCTCCACCCTTTGTACGGTGACCTGGAAGGTGGAGAGCTCGTTGCCTATGCCCCAGGAGGCGAAGTTCTCCGACTTGGGCTCCATATAGTATCGTGTCACGAGCACCTCGAGGGCCATCTTTGTGGCCTTCTCGCACTCCCTCTTGTCCTCTTCGGACATATCGTCCCATACCTGCTGCATCTCTGCGTCTGTCTTCACGAGGAGTTTCCCCCTCTCTTCGCCTGTCAGTTTGTCCATGACTCCCCCTCTGAATTTACACATTTCCCTGCGATGGTGCAAAGTTAGGCTTTCGCGAGTGCTCCGAGGGCTTGGCGGACCTTGTGTAGCTTCGTTCCTGCGCCGCCCTTCGTCTTGTATGCTACCCTCCGGACTTCCTCGAAGAATGTCTCCAGACCGTTCGCTCTCCCTCCGTTAGCGTCGACCACCAACCCTATGCCCGCCTTCAGGCTCTTGATTCGCGCCCTCTGCTCCGTCATTATCCGGATTGCCGTGTCACAAGCCCCCTGGTTGTCGGAAGGCTCTCCGTCTACCTTTGCTGTGATGAAGGAGGC